GTCTCTTGTGTCGCCCCGATACCGGGCGATGCGACGGTAAGCTCGCGTACTACTGCGCCGACGTGACCGTCGGCGAAGAGGTCAAGACCTGCTCGGGCCAGTGTCTCCTCGGCAAGTGCCTCGGCGGCTGTGGGGCCACGAAAACCAACGCGCTCGCACCAGCGGAAATCGCTGGCGTGCGCCGAACAGGCGGATGCCTACGCTGCAAACATTGTGGCTGGCGTGGTTTGCGCGAATTCGCGGGTGCGCGAAGCGTGCCGCCGATACACGGCCATGCGGGCGGATCCCGAGGCGCACGGGATTTGGTGGGACGAACAGGCGGCAGATGAGGCACGCGAATTCGCGCTGCGGTGCGGGCAGGGTGCGGAGGCTGGAGCGGGGCAACCGTTGGTGTGGTTGCCGTTCCAATGCATGATGGCGATGGTGCTGCTTGGTGCGCGGCGGTGCATCGAAGGGCGGCGAACGGACACGCCGGCCATCAAGGTGCTGCTGGTGATGATGGGGCGCGGCAACGGCAAGACCGAATTTGCCGCCAGCTTGATTGCCGCAGCCATGCGCGACGAAACGAAGCGGCTGGAGTTTGCAAGCGTGGCACCGGACGGGCGGCTAGCCCAAAAGACGTTTGAGCGTCTACAAACGATGACGCAGACGCTTGGCGGCACCAATTCAGATTGGCACGCCACGGGCGGCAGCAGCCCGGCACACCCTGGGCGAATCCGGCACGGCACGCAGCGTTACGTTTCGCTGCCCTGCACCGACAAGGCACTAGACGGCCTGACGGCGCGGCTCATCGTCGGGGACGAAGTTTGCCGGATGGAACGGGCATTCGGGCGGCTGCTGACGGGGCTGGCGAAGTTCCCCACCAGCCAAGCGTTTCTGATTAGCACGCCGGATCCCGAGCAGCGCACGCGCCCGATTGCCGGGTACTTGGATGCGTGTGAACGGGCGTTGGCAAGCGGTGAGCCGTTCCCGGCTGGTTGGTTTGCCATGCTGTACGGGCTTGACAACGATGACCAAGCCTCCGATCCGGCAACGTGGTGCAAGGCGCACCCCGGCTTGGGCACGCTGATCGACCCGACGCAGCTGGAAATCTCCGCACGCACCATGCTGGAATCGGGCGATCCGGCGCAGATTGCTGAGTTTGAAACCCAACTGGCGTGCCGCTACCACGAAGTAGCCACAACCGACATTGACCTATCGGTGATGGATCGGCAGACGGAGGACGTTGATTGGGAACGTCTGCGCGGCACCAGCGCGGTGATTGGGTTGGATTTGAGTAGGGGCGGCTACGGGAGCCAACTTGATTTAACGGCCCTGTGCGTCTTGGCCGTCGATGGCAAATTGCTTCGCGGGCGCAATATCTGTTGGTGGGCCGGCACGGATATCCAACTGGACGAACGGCGCAGCAAGTGCCCGCTGGGCGCGTGGATTGAGCAGGGGCACCTACGCAGGATGCCGGGCGAATGGCACGACATGGCGGTGATTGAAGCCGAAATTGAATCGCTCATGCGGACGTACGACATTCGCAAGATTGGGGTTGATCCGCATCCGGCACAGGCGCGGGATATCAAGCGTTGGCAAGACCGTGGATGGCCGATTGTGCCCGTGGATCAATCCATTCGGACGATGGCCCCGGCGTGGAAACTGTGGGGAGATTTGCTGAAATCAAAGCAACTCACCTACAACACCGACCCGGTACTACGTTCCGCGCTGAATGCCGTGCGGCTGATCCGGGACAACGTCGGCAACACGCGCCCGGTGAAGGGCAGGAGCGCGGGCAACACCGATGCCGTGGTAGCCGGGAACATGGCCGCGCTGCTCATGGAGCATCACCAAGTTCGTGAGGCTTCCGGCATCAACAAGAGCAGATGCCCAATTGGTTGATTGCAAATTGCGGAAATCCGGCTTGACGGTTTCGGGCGTTTACGTCCCATGCCAGCGTGGGCTTTCTCTCACGCATCTTCGGATTCAAGAATGCCGTGCTGTATGTGGCGCAGCCCGCTGGCTACGGCACCAGCGCACCGGATCCATCGACGCTGCCGGCGGTGATCCGGGCCACGCAGTTGATCGCCGCCGACATGGCGCGGCTTCCGATCAGGATCGAAGATGCAGATGGCAACTTGGTTGCCAGTCCGATTTCAGATCTTCTGAACCGAGAAGCAAGCCGCTGGCAATCGGCGTTTGAGTTGCGCCGATGCGTCACCGCCAACGCGCTGACGGCCGGCAACGGCATTGCCATCATCCGCCGCGATTCGACGGGCTTTATCGTTGAGTTGCAGCCCGTGCCGTCCGATGCCGTGTCGCTGGAAATGACCGATCAGGGCGCGGAATACTTGATTGGCAACATCCGCCTGGGTGCCGACCAAATCCTGCACATCGGCTGCTACCCGGATCCGATCAACCCTCTTTGGTATGTGTCCCCGCTGGACGGCGCGGATTTCGCCATGCGGCTTGCGGCCGATCAGGATGCAGCCCACAGCGGGTTGATTCGTTCCGGTTCCACGGGGAAGATTGCCATCAAACACCCCGGCGCGTTGGCCGACGAGAGCGTTGAGGCGATCAGGGATGCATGGTCAACCATGCACGCAACCGCCGAGGGCGCAAGCCGTCCGTTGATCCTGCGCGAAGGGATGACTGCCGAGAAGATCAGTCAAGAGACTTCGACCAGCAACCTAGAGAGCCGACGATTCAGCGTGCAGGAAATCGCCCGCGCATTCGGCGTGCCGCCCGAAATGCTGTTCCAGCAGGGCGGCGGCGCGTTGACCAGCCAAGCGGAAACGGCACGCGCCTACGCGGATGGCGCGATTGCTTCGTGGGCGGCAGCGTGGGAAGCCGAGATCACGCGCAAACTCTGTGCGCCCGGCGAGTATGCCAAGATCGACACGCGCCCTATCACACGCGGGAGCCTGAAAGATCAGGGCGTGGCATGGTCGAAGTTGGTTGTTTCCGGAATCGCCAGCGTCAACGATGCGCGTCTTGCCATCGGGTTGCCGCCGATTGATGGCATGGACACGCCGCAGAACGTCATGCCCGGCGCGGTTGGTTCTCTGCTTGGTGGGGACAACAATGCTTGAAATCAGAACCGGGACGTTCGACGCGGACAACAACCGGCTTTCGGGCTACGCGGCGGTTTACAACGCGCCGAGCAAGCCGCTGCTGGTGCGTGGCCTGAACAACAACAAGCCTTTCGTCGAGCGCATCAAGCCGGGCGCGTTTGCCGAGAGCATGGCAAGCAACGTGCAATTGCTTGTTGGTCATGATTCGCGGGAACTGCTTGCCAACACCGCAAGCGGGCTTCTGACGCTTGAATCGGACAGCCACGGCCTGGCATTCACGGTCAATCTCCCCGACACGCAGCGTGCGCGTGACGTTCGCACGCTGGTGGAGTCGCGTGTGCTGACTGCAATGAGTTTCGGTTTCTACGTCAAGCGTGATTCATGGAACGGCAGCGAACGGCTGCTGGAATCCGTGGATCTTCGTGAAGTTTCCATCGTGGCCGATCCCGCGTACGAGCAGACGGCGGTTGAGGCAAGGGATTCCAACTCCGCCATTGCGCGGCTTCGTCTGCTTCTGAGGAGCGTCTGAAATGAAGATTGCCGAACTGCACGACAAGCGCAAGGCACTTGTTGCCGAGCGCGATGCCATCCTTGCCGCCGATTCCATGACCGTTGAGCAGGAAGCGCGTGGGCATGAGGTTGCCAACGAACTTCAGCGCATCGACGGCGATATCCGTTCCGCGCAGCTGCGGGAGCGTTTCGCGTCCTACTCCGCGATGGAGAAGTCCGTGGGCGAGAGTCAGAAGCGCAGCACCGATTGGGTTGCCAGCACCGAGTACCGCGACCAGTTCCTTTCGTGGATGCGCGGCGGGCACGCTCCCGAACAGCGCGAAATCAACACGGGCAGCAGCAGCGGCGTGCTCATTCCGAAGGTCTACGAGGACGGGGTGCTGAAATACCTTGATGCCAATACCGTCGTTCGCAATCTCGCCGACCTGAAAACGGGCGTGAAGGGCTACACGGTTGTCCGGTACAACAACCTGCAAAGCGCGGGCTTCACGGGCGCGTGGGCCGTGAACGATCAGACTTCCACCACGGCGGCGGTTTCGATTGATCCGGGTTGGACGGAAGTGCCGTTCGTTCCGGTTGCTTGCTTGCCCTACACCGAGGTTTCCAAGCAGGCCATCGTGCAGTCCGATTTCGATCTTGAAGCCGAAATCATGGACACGCTCATGCGGCAGTTGTCGAAGAACTTGGAATCCGGCTATGTCTGTGGCCCCGGCTCCAACAGCACCACAAGTTCTCCCGGAACCAACAACGGCCCGGCAGGGTTGTTCAAGAACAACACCAACACCAACCGCGTGACGGCTACCAGTTCGGGAACCACCCGTGCGCTTTCGATCACGGCGGGCATCACCGTGGCGAATCTCTTGAAGATGCGCTACGAAATGCTCCCGGCATCGAATTGGGCCAATGCCGCCTGGGTGATGCCGCAGGACGTTTACGCGGCCGCGTCCAGCCTGCTTGCCAACAACGTGCCGATCTTCACGCCGAGCGTTGATCGGGCAATCAGCACGGCTGCTGGCTTCACGCTGTTTGGCCTTCCCGTGTACGTCACCGAGTACACCCGCGTCAGCACCGCAGCCGCTGGCGTGAACGTGCTCGCCGTGCTGGGCAACATTCGTGATGGTTTCAGCATTCGTGAGTGGGGCGGGATGACCCTCATGCGAGATGAAATCTCGCAGGCTGCTTCGGCGCGTGTCCGGTTCTACGGCACGATGTTCGCGCAGTCCGATCACACCCGCGTGAAGTCGCTGGTTCAGCTGGCCGTCACCAACGCCTGATTTGGTTTCACTCTCACCGCCGTGGGGTGGGTTGATTCGTCAACCCACCCCAACGGTTGGGGGGCACAATGGCAATCGACATTGCGAAGGTTCGCGCATGGGCACGCAAGAGTCATCTGGAAGATGATGCTTCGTTGGTGATTGCGTGGGAAGCGGCCACGCGGGAACTGGAATACAGAACAGGATGGTGCGCCGTCCCGGTGACGCGCACGCAGTACGTTCCAGCGGAGCCGTTGAACGATGAACGGCTTGTGCGTCTTGAACGGCAGCCGGCAACGGGTTGCACCTACTTGGTGAACAATGTTGCAACAGCAGCCACGTTGGTGCTGGTGAACGGGATTCACTACGCCAAACTCCCGGCAGGATTGACGTACCCGCTGTTGCTCACCGTAAGCGCAGGAAATTCGACTCTGAATCC